CTGCAGAACCATTTGATTCTTCTATTTGGTCATGGATTAATTTTTCCATTCGTCTTGCAGCTTTTTCTGCAGGACTTATTTCAGGTATATCTGGAATAGCTGATAAACCTTCTGTTAGCATAGCATCAGCTTTGTCTTCTATGCTTTCAACTTTATTGTAAGTTGAACCTGCTCCTAAAACTCTACCATCACCTTCATACCCAACATCAAATGGGTCAACTATGTTGCCTCTATTTTCATCTGTTATTTCTATACTAGGAGTAGGATTTTGTGTATCTAGGTATGCGTTTTCTTTTTCACCTTCAGGAAGTTTAGTTTCTGCTATACCTATTGGAAACTTACCTGTTCCAAATATAACATCAACTAATTGACCAAACGCAGCTAATACTTTTGTTTTAGTAATCTTTACAAAGATACGAGACTTTTCACTATCTCTAAACTTAACTGAATTTTTGTAAAGACCTCTATAGTTTTCGTATGCTTTTAACCAACGAGTTTCATCTGTTTGTCTAGCATCTTCTGCTTGAGCATAACGACCATTAATAATACCAACAAGATTTTGTTTTTGGTCTATCTCTAAATTTAAAGTTTTACCTGATTCTCCTTCTACATCTTCGTAGATATTATCAGCACTTAAAAATGTATTATCTTCTACCATAAATATTAATATCCAAATTCAGAATCAGCAGGCTTATACATTTCTCTCTTAAAACCTCTCATTCTTTCTAATGGGTTTTCCATACGAGGTCTACTCATTATCATATATCTTAATGCATCATATGCGTGGTCCGAAGCATGTGTATCCACATCTTCTGGATTTGTTTTTGATAACGGAATACTTTGTAATTCTCTTATTAAGTTTGGACACGTATTAAATATCTGCAACTTTGGTCTTCCGTTTTCTCTTACTTTTAAATACTCGTGTATTTGAATTTTACCTTGAACACGATTCTTATCTGCTCTTCTTAGTTTGTGTCCTGCTTTTAAAAGCTCTTCACCTACAGTTGGTCCAGTCGTTCCTGTTTTAGCCCATGCTGCAGTATCTAATACACCATTTACGGAGAAAGGGTCTTCTAGCTCCATATCGGTTATTATAGCACCTAATTCTTGACCTGTCAAGCCTTTTCGGTACAATTCACGATAAATAATTAAAGTATTATCATTTATATCTAATATTCCCCATAAACAACAGCTTTCAGAAGCATATCCATAGTCAATACCTTTAAGTCTTTCCCAATGAACAGGTAAAGCAAAAGGAGGAATAACATGATTAAGTGGGTCAAATTCTACAAAAGCTGCTCCTTCTGCTACATCCCAATTACCTTCTAGTAATTGTCTACGTTGTATAGGAGGCAAAGATTTTAGCATCTGTTCGTAGATACCATCTTTAGCTAAGTATGGATTGTCTGCTAATTTTGCAGGAATAAACTTTCTAGTTAAGCCGTCAGTACCTAAGAAACTTTTATTAGAATCATTAGGTTGTATGTATCTATTTTTAACCCAATGAGAACCAACACCACCGGGATTAGCTGTGCAACGTAAATAAGTTTTGATTTCAGGGTCAGTTGTTCTTAAACGAGAGGCTAAGTAGTTCCATGAAAACTCTGTAGGTAAGTGTGTAATTTCATCAAAACCAATCCATGAATAGGCTTGTCCTTGATATCTGTATACGTCTGCGTCTCTTTCTAAGAAACCAAACTCAACCTTTGCTCCACTCGGAAAGTTCCAAAGCTTTTCAACCTCTCTAAACTTAGCACCCGGAAATGCTTGAGGATAAAGCTCACGAGACTTGTCAATCATTTCTCGTAGTTCAGGCATAGACCTTCTAAGTATTAAGGCTCGGTGTGCAGGTCGGTGTGCATATCGTAGGGGGTCTACTATCATTGCATAACTTTTACCACCACCTGCAGCACCACCATATAAAACATCTTTTTCATCCGCAGCTAAGAACTCAGTCTGTGGTCCATCATTCGGATGAAAGATAACTTTAGAATCTCTAATAACTTCTTGTACTGAAGGAGCAACGGACTCTAAGTCTTCAGATGTTACAATGTTACTTGTAGTAGACTCCGTTGCTTTTTTAATTACTTCTTTTTCTTTTTTTAATCTACTTTCTTTGGCTAATATTTTTTCTTTAGCTTTCTTTATTTCTCTTTCTTTTTTAGCTAAAGCCATCTTCCGCTTTTGTTCAGCAGAGTATCTATATTTACTTGGGGGTGGAGGAGGTTCTAGTTTTTTTATAATCTTAGATAGTCCTACATGACTAATAGACCTACCTGATTCTTCTGAAAGTTGTGTAGCTGCATCTCGTAGTGTTAGGCTTTGGTCTTGTACAAGCTTAATAAACTTTGATAAGCTATCTTGTTGTGCAGGTATAGGTTTAACATACCCTTTTATTTCTGATAGTTCATACCCAAAAGGAATAGTTTTTCCTTTCTTTTTTATATAACCATTCATGTTTGATTATGTTGTCTATGTGCGACTTTAGTTTCCCAGTCTTCTATAGCTTTGTGTATGCTTTCTTCTGCAAGAACAGAACAATGTAGTTTAATTGGAGGTAACTTTAAAGCCTCTGCAATATCTTTATCTTTAATAAGTTTTGCTTCTTTTATTGTTTTACCTTTTAACATTTCTACAAACATAGTAGAGGATGCTATAGCAGAACCACAACCATAGGTTTTAAACTTTACGTCTTCTATTAAGTCCCCATTGAGTTTTAATTGTAAACGCATAACATCACCACAGGCAGGTGCTCCTGTCATTCCTGTTGCTACGTTTGGGTCTTGAGGGTCGAATCGACCTACTGAATGTTTTTCAGGTTCAGCTAAAACACTATTGAACCTATCAATGACTTGTTGAGAATAAGCCATTACTTTTTATTAAAAATCTTATCCCAATTTTTTTCAAATTGTTTTTGGTCTTTAATACCTTTACCACGCATAGATAAACGTCCTTTTTGTTTTTCAAGGGCTTTAAACTTTACTGGTTGTCGGTCTGTTCCTAGTTGTTTACTCATTTACCACTTAACCTTATGTGACCAATACCTAGCACTAAACTTATCAGGACTTGAATCTTGTGCGTTGTGTCTAGCATAATAACTTTTTTTACGTGCTTTATCTTTAGCAGTCTTAGGATTCTTTCCTGCTCCTTTTACTCCTTGCTGCCCAAAACGAATTGTTTTAGTTTTATCACCTTTCTTGGCAACAACCACATGAGATTTAGTTGGATGATTAGGAGTACGTTTTGGTTTATTATATCCACTTACTCCTGCTTTAACTAGTTTAGTATCTTTAGCCATTATCTTTTCTTTCCTTTATGTAGTCCATGCTTGGCATGTTGTTTACCTTTTGCAGTTGCTTCTCTTTTCTTTTTATTGGCTGCTGCTAACTTACTACGACCTTTAGGAGTCGACTTAAGTTTCTTAATAGTCTTTGCAGGTGCATAGACCTCTCCTGTTTCAGAGGACTTTTTACCACTAGCAGTTCTCCACTTTTGTTTTGTCCAACGCTTTAAAGACTTCTGAGACTTCTTAAGTGCCATAACTATTTATAGCCTCCACCTTTAGCTTTGTATTCTTTAGCAAGCATCTGAGCTTTACGTGCAGACCATTGACCTGCTTTACCACCTTTCGTTCCTGCTTTAATTTTATTAAAGAGGTTTTTTCTCATTGTGGGTTTTGTGTAGTTCCCTGCTTTGTTTACTGTTGATTTTTTCTTCGTTGCCATTTCTTATTCTATTTTCTACTTTAGGTTGTTTTGATTTTGCCATTAATGTAATATCCGTTTTTCTACATGTACTTCTTCTACTAATGATAAGTAATTATCAAACTCTTCTTTAAACTTTATTCCTGTTACTTCACCTACAATAGTTACACCATTCTCTGTTGCAATAAGCTCTGCTTCAACTTCATCTAAAGCAAAAATGTTTACACCTGCATAGATTTTATTATCTAATTGGTATTCAGTCAGAAATATCTTCATAGTCTTCTTCTTTAATATCTATTAATTGCTTTTCAGGCAATATGAATATGCCTCCATTAACATTCTGATTAATATCTAATCGTTCTGTCTTGGACACCCCAACCCTATCAAGGATTGTCTGAGCTGCCTGAAGCTTTGTGTTAGCTTGAGGTATAGCTGTATCGCTCTCCATAACTTCTACGAGTTTAAAGGCTGCTTTAGGTGCTTCCCTTGCGAGGACTGTTGAGGCTAAATCCACTATTTCTTGTCTAAGACTATTTATTACTTGGTAGTGATTTCCTGCATAGCCTGCAAGTTCGGCTGAAAGCTTTAAATTTCCTTTTGTTTCGATTAAGTTATTCAAGAAATCTTGTTGTTTATCTGTAAGATTCCTTTTTGAATTACTGGGCAAGTTCATATGTTATCTATTATAGAGGTGAATTTAGATTCTGTCAAGTTTATATGTAAATAAATTAAATATTGCTTGACAGAAACAGGTTTTAACTGTATAATAATAGTTAACTATGCCCGGTCATAGTATCCCCAATATCCTC